TCCGCGTTCCTCTGGTTCAGCTTCGCCTGTATCTCGCTGGTCGGCTTGCATCTCTTTCTTCTGGCTCCCGGCTTCTGAAATACAGGATATATGTCCGCGTCCATGTATTCTCCGCAGACATATACCTGCTCTCTGTTGAAGGTTTTGCCTTTATACATCCCGGTGCCTCCCTCTGTGAGAATAGATGGTCGCTTAGTTAAGATTGGTTACAAGCCTTAATTCGCGCGTGCGCGCGCGAATATATATAAGTATGGTTTCAGTTTTTGGCGGCAAAAATTGATTTTCCCGCCAGCCTGCCATCATCAGTGCAGGTAGGCCATTTCCTGCAGACCGGGCAGCGCGCCCGGTTTCGGCTTGTGATTTCTTGCGGTATCTCAGCTCTCCAGCTTCACGATGTCGCAGTCGTGGGCGATGAGTGTCCACCGCTCATGCCACTGCATCGCTGCCGCCGTCAGTGCGCGCAGCCTGTCGATAGCCTGCACCTCCACGGTGCCATGCTCCGGATGCGTTACGCTCCACCGGTATTTCTTTTCACTCATCGCTTACAGCTCCTTTCCCACGCGCGCACAGGCGCGTGGATGATATAGATGTCTGATTAAAGGCAGAAGCCGAAGGCCACGCCATTCGAGATGGACGCGATGTAGTCGTTGGCGTTGCCGCTGCTGATGACACGACAGAAGAAGGCCGAGAAGCTGCCATACGGCGAGCGAAGCCAGTACCACCATGTACCGTGTTCTCCCTGTTCCTTCACCCGGCTCTTCTCCGAGGTGTAGAGCTGGAACTGCTCATCGCCGGTATCGGCCGGTGCCCAGTCTTCCGCGCCCTCTTTGCCGAACATCTCCGTGAAAGAAGGCAGCCACAGCTTGTCCTCCGTCTCCACCACTGCGCCGTCCAGTGTCTGACGAATTGTGCGCGGCACGATGATTTCCTGCAGCGCATCCGGCATCATGTGGAAGATGGTGCCGTTCAGCCACTCCCGCATAAAGCTGTCTCTCCAGCCGCCTGCGTTGGTCAGTTTTTTGTTCATGGGCTTTTCGTCCTTCATGCAGTCCTTCAGTACGAAACAGGGGCGCTCCCGCATATCTGCCAGCTCGAAGGTCACATTCTCGCCGGTCTTCAGCTGGCATTTCAGCTCATCGCCCACCTGCAGCAGCTCGCCCAGCTTGCCCTCTCCAGCCAGCGTCTGGATGAGTGTCCAGCTGGCAGGCTCTTCTCGCTTCCGGATGATGATTGCATTACTCATGGTCTTTTCCTCCCGTAGTTTCGCCGTACCGTTCCTCCCACGGCACGAAGTATTTGCCGCACACCCTGCGCAGCTCTTGGTCTACCTTGCCCTTGCTGTACCAGATTTGCTTATCCTCCGCCGCATCGCTCAGCACCATCTCTGCGTACTGCATGAATGTGGCATCGTAGGCATCGCTCAGTCGCTTCAGCCGCTCCTCGCCGAAGCCGAAGGCATCGTGCGCTGCCAGCAGCATCATGTCCTTGCACTGCTGGATGGTGAAGTTCCGTGCCTGTGCCTCCGCCGCCCGTATCTCCACCGCCTTTTTCAGCTGCTGCTGTGCCAGCCATTTGTTCTTGATAGCCATACGCTCACATCTCCTTCAATTCCCAGAAGTCTCCCTCCACGAACACCTCCGCCGCGAAGTGTGTGCACGCGCTGCACGGCCGCGTCAGTGCGTTCTCCGGTTTGTTGTGTGCGCAGTATTGGCAGTCACCGCGCACGCTGTCTACCAGCGCCAGCATCCGCTCGATGGCGGCATCGTAGTCCGCCTCCAGCCGCTCCACGCAGCCGGTGCAGCCCTCGTCGCCGTATGGACAGCCGTGGTGCTCCTCTGTGGTGCATACCCGCTTCCCGCAGGCGTTCACCAGCGCCACGATTTCCCGCTCGCTCAGCTTACTCATAGCAGCCTCCCGCCGTTTCCGCCGAGTTGGTCGTGATGTCCAGCCGCTTTCCCGCCGGTTCCCGGTGCTGCGCGCCGCATTTGTTGCAGGTGTAGGAAAGGCCGCCGGTGTCCGCTCCGCTCAGTTCCCACTCGTGGTCACAGGCCAGCTGGCTCAGCTGCATCTCCGCCGCGCCCATGTTCTGCTGCAGCTCTCCGCCGCAGGCAGCGTACCCGGCGAGGTCTATCCAGTTGTCATCCTTGCCGTGCCCGGTGGCGATGCGGGCGATTTTCAACAGCCCCAGCAGCGCCGCCACATCCTCCGGCACGATGGTCACGATGGTGTCGGTGCCCACGCATTTCTCCTTGATGTAGACCTCCCACAGCTCGCCGATGACCTTAAAGCTGTTTTCCGGTGTGCCGTAGTCCTGCTCCCGCTGGCCGCATACGCAGTGCTCCGCCGCCGCCAAAATCTCTTTTCTATTCACGGCTCAGTCCTCCGTATTCAGCACCGCGATGTTTGCCATCACGCTTGCGGTCGCCCACTCCATAGAAAGCAGCAGCGCGCTCCTCTGGAACTCGTTGCTCAGAGCGCAGAAGGCATCCTCATTGTGGTCTTTCACCGCGCTCCACATATCCTTGTGCAAATCCTTGATGGTCTTCATCCGTGTCTCGATGTTCTCGATGTTTTCCTTCAGCAGTGCCCATGCCTCCCGGTCGCTGGCAAATCCGCGTCCTCGCTCCTTCAGTGTCTGCTCCAGCAGTTCCGTGGTAGTCGCCTGCATATTGCCCAGCAGCCTACCCTGCGCGTTCAGATTGCTCATGCTCATTTCCTCCTTGATGTTTTAGAATAGGTGGTATTGTAGGTCATCATCGAGCTGCGCCCAGCGGAATCTTGTATCCCCCGGCCGCAGCAGGTTTTCGTCTTCCAGTTGGAATCTCCGGTCAAAGTCATGCACCGTGCGGCCGTCCGGATGGAAGTTCACAGGGCTGTCTTTGTCCCACTTCATCAGCAGTTTCCACAGGTGCGGATAGTTCTTTCTGAGCTGCCGGAGCTGGTTCACTCCTTGATTGTGGCACATCCAGCATCCATCTCTGCAACTGGTCTCGTAGCTCGGCGCGAGGATGCCTTCATATTCACAGTGCAGTCCGCACAAATCCTCTTCTATGCCAAACTCCACCAGCGGTGCTCTTTTTCTTTCGCTCAGCTGGTTAAACCGCTTTGGCTCGTCCGCCGCGATGCCCAGATATTCCACGATATTTTTACCGCCCCTCGTGGCGGGGCTATCGGAAAACCATCTTGTTTTGAGCTTGGTGCACCAGTTTCCCTTTCTTCGCAGGGATACTGGGAAGCCGTATATAGTCGATTTTGAGCTTTTTGCACCAGCTTCCGATTTGCGCAGGAAAACCTTGGATGCGCTCTGGTCGCGCTGCGTTTGAGGTCTGACTGGCACCACTTCTGCCACAGTGTGGGGAATCCGAGTATCGTCCCTTGTTTCCAGCGTGCCCCCCCCCCGCATCTTTCGGCCTGCGGTTGGGGATGTGGTAAAACAGTTTCTCGTATGTGACCTTCTCGCCATTCCGCATAGCGCACAGATGCTCTACCTCGATGCGGTACTTGCGCCAGATATACTCGTCTGCCATTTCCTTGAACTTCACCATCTCCGGGTGCTCGCCCCTTATGGTGTCAGTCGCCCAGATGTCTGTTGTTGTTATCCTGTCGAGACGAAGACCGCGAGATACGATGACATCCAGCATTTTCAAACTGTCCTTGCCGTGACTGATGCGGGCGATATATTGGAATTGCTCATCCCGTATATGCAACGCCTCATCTCTCTGCGCCTCGTCCATCTTCGCTCACCGCATCCTTTTCAGTGCTTCCTCCGCCGCCGGGTTGAGCCACAGGCACTCCGTTTTCTTTGCGCCCCGCTCCGCCGTGGTGTTCTTTGTTCTCATGTTCCACCCCAGAAGCAGCTCTCGGTACATTTCACTGTCATACCCGGACAGCAGCACCATTCCCTCATGTTCCTGCAGGGCGCGTAGCAGCTCTATATGAGCGGCATCCGTCATCTCGCAGGTGTATGATTTGAGGTGCGCCGTCCTCGTCGCGTGCACATACGGCGGGTCTGCGTATATCAGCACCTCGCTGCCGTTGTGCGCGCGAATGACATCCACCGCCGGTTTGTTTTCGATTTGCGCGTCCAGCAATCTGACAGCCGCAGCCTGTATCACCTGCGGAACTCTCGCCCAGAGCTTCGTGTTATCCGGGCCAGAGTTTTTTGTCTTCCCCGTTGTGTGCCGCCATCCGTTGCTCTTGTATGGAGCTGCGCCGAATGTCATCCAGCATCTGACCGCGAACTTCCGCGCCCGCTCCACTGGGTCGTCATTTTCTCCCGCCGCGTATGCCGCGTCTCTTTCGTCTCGTGCCCACGGTGTCAGCGATATGGCCGCTGCCAGTTCCTCCGGCCGCTCTCTGCACACACAAAAGAAGTTCACCACTTCTCCGTCGAGGTCGTTGATGGTCTCGATTCTCGCTTTTTCTTTGTTAAAAAACACCGCGCCGGAGCCGAAGAACGGCTCCAGATAGCTCTCGTGCGGTGGTATGTGCTCGATAATCCACGGTGCGAGCCTCCACTTTGCGCCCGGATACTTCAAAATCGCATCCATCTCATCACTCCTCATAAGGCGACGGCAGGCTCCAGTCCCACACTGTCCCGCCGTCCCATTCCGTCCGGAAATGGTTGTGTTTCCCGTCGCCGCCGAAGAACAGATACTCCGCAGGCAGCACTCTGCCCACATCTTCCGCGCCGGTCTTTTCTTCCACCCATCGCTCGATGACATCCAGCGCGAGGTCGTAAAGCTCCGGCAGTACCGGATGCTCCGCGTCGTAACCGTGGAACTGTCTGTTCTGCGTCACCACGCCGATGATGTCGTCCGGATAAAACGGGTCTGTGCTGTCCACCCGGTTCAGGATGCACCACGCAACAGCCGCCCGCTCCGTGGTGCTGCACACCATCGCTTCGCCGTACATGGTCTTTGCGATGTATGCCGCCTCTTCGCCCCACCAGTCCTCGAAGGTAGGCTCCGGCAGCACAGCGTACTCCGTGGCCGGTATGTCGTCTCCCGGAATACGCCCGTCGTTTTCTATCACCGCCTCCAGCTTGCCGATTTCCACATCTTCCACAGGCGGTATGTAGATTTCCTCTTGCTCTGCCACGCTCCAGTTAGCACTTACTATCACGGTGAGGATGATTGTCAGTGTTAAGACGATGAACAACTTACTCTTCATCGTCAAATCCTCCCGCCAGCCAGATAAACAGCATGGTCGCAGCCATCTCCAGCGCCATATACAGGCTGCCGGTGCCCAGCGCCATCATGTCCTGTTCGATGCTGCCCACAGTTCCGAAGAGAAGGAAGGCACTCACGCCTGCCAGCACGCCGCACACTCTGCGCTTGCGGCGCTCGATACGCTCCCTGCGTGCCTTGCGCGCTGCATATCCCGGTCTATGTACCGTTAATTCGATGTATTTCTGCTCCATAGTGCCCCTCCATCAGAACGGCAGCTCGCCGTCTTCATCTGTCAGTTCCGCAAAGGCATCCGCAGTCGGCGCGTATCCCGCCGGTGCAGGTGCTTCGCCCTCTCGCTTGCTGTCCGCAAAATAGATATTGTCGATGACCAGCTCCGTGCTTTTCCGGTTCTGGTCGTTCCGGTCTTTCCATGTCCGGGTCTGGATGCGGCCTTCCGCCGCTGCCATGCGTCCCTTCGCAAACCACTTGCTTACGAACTCCGCCGTCCCGCGCCACGCCACGCAGTCGATGAAGTCAGTGGCGCGTCTGCCATCTTCTCCCGGCTTTCCATCCCGTTCCACCGCCAGCGTAAAGGTCGCCACTGCGGTGCCACTGTTGGTGCGGCGCAGCTCCGGGTCTGCCACGAAACGCCCCATGATGATGCTCTTGTTCAGCATGATGCCACCAGCCTTTCCGCCATGTGCTGCGGGATGTCTGCGAAGTCTTCGCCCGCGATACCCACGATGAGCACCACGCCGCCGAACACCACACCATTGATGCTGCAGGTGTAAGGCTCGCCCTTGAAGCGCCGCTCCTCGTCGCAAAGCACGCACCAGTCCTCGCCCAGCGTCACTGATTCCAGATGTCCGCCCACTGCCTTCTGCAGTGCGTGCAACTCATTTTCGATTTCAATAATCTCCGGCCGTCCGCCGGGTCGTACCATAATTGCCTTCATTTTTGGTCTCCCTTCACCAGTTGACGCACAGTTCCTCATCCAGAATCACGAAGCTGCTCAATTCCGCAACTGTTTCCATTTTGGAAGCAGTTGCCAGCTGCTCCAGCTCGTCCTCATCCAGATAGTTCTTTCCGAACTCCAGCATGAACTCTTCCTTTGTCCAGCCGTAGCGCTGCATCGCCAGTTTCTGGCCGTATCGGTGCAGCTCGTCCATCGTCTCGCGGCAGTTGTGCGCCGCCTTTTTGCCGAAGAGATGGCAGTTGCAGTGGCACAGGTCAACCGTCAGGCCGTACTTCTCGCTCTTGTTTCGATGCGCTCCGCCGAAAATATGATGCTTGTCCAGCGGGTCAGCGGTTCCGTTTCGTCCGCACAGCCAGCAGCTTCTGCCTGTTCTCATGCCTTTTCTCTCCTCGTCTCTTTCTTCCGGTCGCGGTATTCGCAGTGCGGGCAGATGTACCAGCCCATCTTTGCATACCGGCTCACATTCCATTCCAGCCCGCAGCTCACGCAGGTCTCATAGCGCAGCCCCGGCTTCTTCTCAGGCTCCCGTGGCTTCCGCCGCTTTTCGTGCTCTGCCATCGCCATCACCGTTTTTGCTTCCTTTGTTGGCGCGCGCGACAGCCGCTTTCATCTGTGCCAGCTCCGCGTCGTATACCGGCAGGCCTTCTGCGTTCACCTCGCCGGTCTCTCCGCGATGCAGCTCTCTGTAAATGGTCACATAGTGCACGCCGATTTCCCTTGCAATATCCTCCGCGCTGCACCCGCTCGCACGCATTTCCTCGATTTTCTTGCGCTCGAACAGGTTGAGGTCGGAGCCTTTTCTGCGAATCTCAGCTCTCACTTCCATATCTTTCACACTCCTGTTCCTTGTTTCTGGACATAAAAAAAGAATTGCAAGAAAGAGTTTAATCTCTTCTTGCAATTCATTTTACAGGGTGCGCCCATATTTTTCATTTTTCTTTCCCCTCCAAAGAAAACGGGCGCCGCAAAACGGCGCCCGTTCCATCGCTATTATACAGGGATTATTCTTCGTCTTCCGCA